AACCGCAGGATTAAACTCTAATAAATCAATTGCGCCACTATTAATACTAATATCATTTGAGTCTGCTAAACCATAATTCCAAACACGACCTTGTTGTGTAGATATTAAAGGAAAACATATGTCTAAATCAGCATCCGTATATATTCTTGATTTAATATTGTTTAAAGTATTTTCAAAATTCAAATCGGTAAAATCTAAATCAACTAATTTGAACTTTTCAAACTTATCTTTTAAAGAAATTACAAGTCCGTAAAAAGTAATTGTATAACTTTCTACTTTATCGTTTACTATGTTAGCTTTTTCGATAGCTATTTTCCCACTTTTAAATGGGCTTAAATCTATTTCAATATATGCGTTACGTCTATAGTTTGGATTTATTGTAGTATCGATAGCGTTCTCATAATAATGCTTAAATATTCGATTGTTCTCTGCACTCGCAGGAATGGTAAATGTCTGACTAAAATCAGTAAACACCTTTGATATATCTTGTACGTTTTGAATCGAACTATTAATGATGATTTCTTCATCTTGGAATAGCTCGATTTTGTCATATACTCCTGGAGTTTCGTTTTCAATCCAAATATCAACTTGCCTCATTTTACATTCTGTATTAAATCAAAAGCTAATTCAAACTCCATTTGGTAACTAAATTGTTTGTTGTTCAAGTGTTTAAATAATTCTGTTTTATCTGTTTTCAAAATAGCAGGCTTACCATCCACTAAAACACATTCACTCAACATCAATTGTTCTATTTGAAAGTTGTTTTCTTCTTCCATCCAACCACTATTTAACGTGAATGTTTTACGTCCTGTTTTGTTGATTAATTTAGAAACCCCATAAATCGGGCTAAAATCCCATGTTGATTGCTTAAGGTTGTATTGTTTTGACGTAGTAGAAATATTTTCGTTTGATGATTTAAAAAACCAAAGGAAATTCCACATTCCAAACTTATCAATATAGTCTACTTTTACAGGCGTATATTTGCATTCAATAATTGGATTGAAATCCATATTTACCAAAACATTAGATCCGACCTTTAATTTTAGGTTATTACCATTATAATAGTTTGCACTCAACACCCTTGGAATAACTCTAAATTGTGAAGGATTAGAACCTGCACCATTTAAATCTATTGTAGTAACTGCACCCGTTACCGAATTAGTATACACAGCCGATGTAATTAAAGACGTGCCAGTAAATTTTAATAGCCCTACATGACCGATAGAACTTGCTGTGTCTTCAGGATAATAGTAATATGTTCCACTTTGTGCAAACGCTCCTAAACTACTATTATCAAAGTTCGACCCATCCTCAAATGAAGTGTAACCATTTACGCCGATGTAATTCTGCTCTGTGTCAAATTCAAGTCCTGTGCCTGTATTTTTATATGTTTCAACAAAAGCGTAGCAATATTCGTTTGTGTATAACTGATCTATGCTATCTGTTAATTGCTGAGGAATTGAATGATTAATATATTCTCTTAAATATGGTGATATATCAAATACTATTTCAGTTATGTCGCTGCTTGGTATTGGTTTTGTTAATTTATATTGTGGTGATGCAGGTATTGTTCCAATATTATTCGACAAATATATTTCAATACTCGCCTCAATTAAATTAGCGTCACTAATTGAAACTATGTAAGGCGACCGTGTGAAAACGTTTATAAATCCACTCATTTTAATTGTTGTTTAAGTAATTCATCAATAACTAAACCATATCTATCAACTATATCATTTGGTAATCTTTCAAATGCTTTGTTAAATGGTTTCGTAAAAAAATAACTTGGTTTTAGTCCTTTGTTGTAGATAGCACGTGTAATTATGAAAGCTGTTTGTTCATAGCTTAAAAAACGTCCTTTAATATCTTTGAATTGTATTCTCTTTGCTTTTACCCAACCTCTAATACCTTCTGTTAATCCTCCCTTTCTTCCTGTACCCGTTCCGAACTTATATGGTGAATTAGGAGCGCGATTGCTTGAAGTTTTACCTTTTACCCCTTGGTCTTGATAGCTTCCATGGTCTTCCATTTCAAAATACAAACCAATTGACGAACCTTTTTTACTTGCGAATGTTTCTCCCTTGATTGAGTTATAAAGCTTCTTAGAAACGTTTTTTCCTCCTCTCGTTAAGTTAGCACGTGACTGACTTACTACATACTTTTTAAAGCGTTCTAATTCATCGATTATATCATCTCTTAACATATTGTCCCATTGTTATATAAAGCAACATCTAAAGTCAAAGTACACCCTGCAACCTTATCTACAAACCTGTCAGAAAAATATTCAATATTTGCGCTTTCATCAACTAATTGCATTCCGTTATTATGAAAAGCACCACGTCTGAATAATTCGTAAATCCTAATCGCTTGCTCGTTCATTTGGTTTATAATATCATCTTCATTATCGTGCGAGTAATACACGTGTGAACTTTCTTTTTTATTATGGTCTAATATATCCATTAAAATAAAAGAAACGTTATAAACAATTGTACTGCTTTCTATTCTTGAATTGTTAATAGATATGTGACAAATTGGATAAAGTGATACCTTTTGCAAGTCCACTTGGTCAATACCTCCCTTTGTAATCGTGTTTATAAATGGTTCTACTTCTAAAATAGTCTTTAGTTTATCTATGAGCGTGTAATATCCTGTCATTTTCTTGCTGTATTATTTTATTTAAATCGTGTTTATAGGTCAATAGTGTAAGGCACTTGTGTAGTCCTTGCCTTGTAACTTCGTCAAACTTTGTAATATCTCCGTTAGATAAGTCATAGATTGAGTGATACCATCCCCACTGCTTGCTAAATTGTCCTTTTGCGGTATAGTCTGGAGTTCCCTCGTCTGTGCTTCCAAACAGCTTGGGATAGCTTTCAACAATTCGAGACCTAAAGTCCAAAAAAAAACCTGCGCTGATAATGCAATATTTAAAGGTGTGTATTTTAGAACCTCTGTAAAGTCTTTTCCTCTATCCTTTGATTCAATAGTATACAAATCTTTTTTACGTTCCTTAATCGGTCTATAAAGTATTGCTAAAGCTTTGTGCAACTTGTTTACATCTGTGATGTTTGCCTCAATGTCAACGTACTCCTCAAAACTTATTTCCTCCAGGTTAGGAATGAATCCAAACTCTATCTCCTCTATCGTGAATCTTTGAACGAATGCTCTTGGTTCTTCAAATATCTTTTTAAAGTGTGCCATCAACTCGTTTATAGTCGTGGCTTTCATGCTTACAATATTCGCTAAAGAGACATTACAAAATATTTCAATCATCTTTTGAGTAATGAAAGTAGCGTCTTCGTTTGTTGTTGCTATCGTGTTGTACTTCTGATACTGTTTAAGTGTTATTTCACTCAAATTATCAGGCACATTTAATTCTATCTTCATAATATATTAACTATCTTATTCCTATTTTGTAGTTGCCATGATTTGGTTTAGCTAACTGATATGAAACCGCATATCTCAACGCATCAATAGCATGGTTGTACATATCAATCGGTGTCTCACTCTTTTTTTCTAACCAACAATAATTATTTAACTCTTTAATCAAATCAACACTATCTTCACTAATTACTAAATCATAATCTTTTAATAGTCTTATTCCATCGTTTACACTTCCTGCACCTTTAACACAATCAACTACTACTAATCCTTTACTCTTCATTTCTGCAATGGTTAATTTTTCGGCATGGTCTGCTACAATTAAACTTTTCTCGCAAAACTTTTTATTAAGTTCTACTATTTGAGTAGGTGTCAAATCTGATTTGTAGTAGCAAAGTTCAATGTAAATCTTTTTATTTGTTTTATCAATCGAAGTTTTGACTAATGTAGTAGGGTCTACTGAACCAAAGTCTTGACCAAAAACAATGGTACCACAATTAACAAAGCTACCTATTGACCAATTATTAAATATTACACCCTCAGCTTTATCTAACCAACCACCAAGAATTGTGTGTTTAAACTTGTCAGGTCTTTCTACTTTCATTCGTTCAATCTGTGATAAATAAGATTGAGAAATATTTTCTATATTGTCTAAGTAAGTAGTATGAATAAATGTAGTATCATTCTTCTGTGTGTTCTCTCCTCCATTAATACCATTTTGTTCAAAGAATTTTCTATAAATAAAATGTTCTTTTGTTGTTGGATTAAGTACAAGTATAACTCTATTATGTTTATTCTTTACACGTATTGAAAAATCAATCTTATCAAATGTATCTTCATCTTGTAGCTCTTCAGCTTCATCGAGTACCCAAGTAGTTACACCTGACAAAGATTTTAAATTCGCTGTTTGATTTCCTGAACTTGTTTTGATACCCTTAAATAAAATTCTGCTTCCTGTATCTAAGTTTATAATTTCATCTTTAGTAACGTGAAATTTGTGTTCAAGATTTAGTATTTCAATCTTTTCTAAAAACTCAGGAATAATTGAAACTTGCGCAGAAGTTAATGTATAACGTGTAAATAAAATAACATGACCACTTTCAAAAGTTAATAGCAATAGAAATACATTAAGTGAAAAAGACTTACCGCTTCCCCTACCTCCTGTTACTACATAATACCTACTATTCTTTTCAAATAATGGTACGTATTTAGTCTTTAAATCTAACAAGTTCACTAATATTAAAATCAGTCAAATTAATATTATTATCAACTGTTTCTTTTGGTTTACCAAATAAATGTTCAGCTAAAAAAATTTGACCTCTTGTAGTACCGTATAAATCTATAATAAATTTTTCTTTTGCTTCCTCATCTGTTTCAACAGAATGATAACCTTTAAGAGCTTTAACAATTAAATCAGTAACTCTTTTTTCTTCTGCTACTGGTTTTCTACCTGCTCCTTCTCTTTTACCGCCTCTTTGTTTTTCCATTGATTTTTTTTTGTTTATTCAAATGCTATATAGTACAAATACATGAATAGTATCGTCCATGATAGCATTAAAAATATTATAGCTAATAAGTAGTTCATTAGTTTAAAAAATATATTATTTCAATACCTCCAAAATAAAACTCATTCTCTATGTAAATGTAGTTATAAATCTCTTTAATATTCATTATACAATCTCATTAATTGGTGCAATCTATCCGCTAAACAAGAACCGCAGGTAGTATATTCTACTTTTGTTTTCATTACTCGCGCATATATCTTGTTTATTGCGTTTTGTTCAACTGGCGATATAGTAACAGGCTTTTTATCCTTATATGCGCTTAAAATCTCTAATTCGTTTTCATTAAAGCATTCAGGTTTCTTGTAGGGAAATAGTTTGTTGAGTGTTTCTTTTCGTTTGTCGCAACCACAATCTAATCCTGTTATTTCTGAAACTTTATCTACAACGGATTTAATTCCCGTTGCTTCGGTGAACTTTTCAATTGAATCTCCGAGTCCTTTTGATTTTCTTCTTGCCATAATTTATGTTGTATTTGTTCTCTGCAATGTTTTAAGGTTGCAAAGATAGTTTTTAGTGATATGTTAGTGTCTCGTGCTATGTCACGCATTGATAAATCTGTTGTAGTGTATAGTTGCCAAAGCATCAAGTCAAACCAGTGAAAGTCTTTTTTTGTTTCTTCCTCTGTATCGTAAACTTTCTCCCATCTTCGTTTTAGTTCCATGTTTTCTTCTTGAACTAAATCTCTGATTAAATCAATATTTATATGTTCTTTATTTAACCTATGATAATCAAAGTAAAGGTTTCGTAGTATCACCCAACAATATACTTTGTTCGGTTGGTTGTTTTCGATAACCTTAACTACTTTGTTGTTGTATACTTTCATGTAGAAATCTTGAACAATATCATCGTAATGTTCGGAGTGACCGAAGGAACGGACTATTCGTTTCCAATCTTGATCGTAGCGTGATAATATTTCAATGTGTGCGTTCACGGTTTAAATATAACAAAAAATCCCCACACCGATAAGATGTGAGGATAAAAACCATTAAAAGCATACAAATATACTAACTATGATCCACAACTGAGGCAAATATCTCCATCTTCTTCGTCAATTTCTTCAATTGTCATATTAGTTTCGAATGATAATTGTTTTTTAAGCTCGTAAATTTGCGCTTGTGTTTCGCAATCTTCCAACAATTCCCCTGTTAAACTTGCTTTCAACTCTTCTATTTTGTTTCTTATTTCTTGCTCTTCCATTATTCCTTAATAAATGATCCGTTAACTACTTTACCTTTTCTTTGTTTAATCACTTCATACGCTGATCGTGTGCAAGCCATTAATGATACATTACGCATATAAGATAATCCTAAAAGTGTAATCATTACATCACCAAATGCATCTATTTCTTCGTCACGTTTACCTTTGATTATCGCACTGGATAACTCTCCAAGTTCTTCCATAACTTTCATCATTTGTTTAGGTGCGTTTTCTTGTTTGATTAATTCTTTTTCGTCAAACCACTTTCTGATGTTGTCGAATAGTTCACTACTTTCTTGAGTTTTTAGTTTCTCAATGTAGTTTACCGCATCCATTAGCTCCTCCTGTAGATGATTAAGAAAATTGTCAGTGTTATTTTCTGCCAAAGTTTTACCATATTTTTCTATTCCTATTTGTGAACGTTCACGAAATTTTTGAATTACTTTATCAACTACAAAATCAGTCTTGCTCATTGTTAATGTATTTTTTTTCTTTAATTACTCCCTTTCTGTTTTCTCTTTGCTTCCATCGTTTACAAAACAAATCCTCTTTAGATTTAGGAGCGATGCGACTAACACCACTCCATATCACTGTAAGCCTATTAAATATTAATTTACGTGCGTTCATTTATCTTCTATATCAAAATACCCTGTAACAATACCAAATCCTGTTAAAGCACTTGCAGTATATATTACTTCAGCTTTACCTATTGGCTCCCAATTACATTTTAAAGCTTTGTAAATACATTTACCTTCACCAATCAATGCTAAACCTATTAATACAATGTATAATGTCATAATTATACCTGACCATTCAATTTTCTTCATATTTTAAAAAGGTAAAGAATCGTTATTACTTTCAACTTTTAGCTCTTCTATACGTTCTTTGTCGGCTGTTTGAATGTTAAGTGACCAACATTCCAAAGTGTTATACCATTTCCCATTAGACTCACGTCCTCTAAGGTTTACATTTGCTTCAACTTGTTCGCCTTGTCTTACTGAATCAATTAACGAGCACCTGTCGTTGTTAAGCTGTATAGCTATTTCTTGAGGATATTGCTCTAATGTTCTTAAAACAAACATTCTTTTTGTGAATTTATCAGAAATCTTTTCTGAATCAAATTTTTTAATTAGTTCTCCTGTTATTTTCATAATTCAAATTTAATAAATTTATAATTAATATACGCATTGCGTGTATATGCGTGTTATATGCCATTGTCTGACAAATCACTTTCAACATCTTTCTTCCATTTTTGTTTCATTCTACTTCTTGTTAAAAAATCACACATATTTTCCCACCAATTAACATACCCCTTTTTTGGGTGTACATCCACTTTCCAAGGTTTACCACCTTTTATTTTTTTCTCTCTTCCGTAAGGCTTCATATTAATAAATCATATAAAAAAGATGTCTTTCCATCAGTCAGTGTTCTATTGAAAAACGGAAGAATTTAGCACCTTTACCAATAAATAAAAACGGCATATAACAGCAATTAACCAATAAGCTGAAAAGTACTGTGTTTGTTACAGCTCATCGGTTAGTTGCAAAACGTTATAACTCAAAAGCTTTTAAGCTCATTTCAAAACTTCCATTTTCTTTTACTTGTTTCAACATTTCTTCAACTACTTCACGTGTTTCTTGCTGTGCGTCTTGTTTTAATCGTTGTTTGCATAAGCGAATGAATGAATAGAGTGAACCTGTCCAAATTAAAGTCGTGTTAAGATTTAAAGGTAAGATTGTTCGTGCTTGTTCTTTTGATACACCTAATTTAATTAAATCGTTGTATGCTTGTTTACAAACGTCTAAAACATTATCTTCAATTTCTTGACAAACTAACTGACTTGACAACCTTAACTCTTCTGCGCTTCCTTGTTTACTATCTTTTGATTGTTTTCTCCATCGTTTAATTGGTGTGTATGTATCGGAGAAATCCACGTAACGTCCAGATATAGAGTTATACTCAACACCTGCTTGAGTTTTCACAAGCTGCCTTTCAATATATATCGGTATCTGTAATCTAAATTGTACACGTGGGTGGCTAAAAGGACTCCAGTGATTGTTCTTTGCCAAGAAATTAATCAACTTTTCGTTTTGTTCTGATGAATAATTA